TTTTCATTTGTTAATGTTTTACTTTCTTTTGTGTGAACTATGCATACCTGTTGCGCTTACTGCCATCCTTCGGTAAGCCCTCCGGTTGAGTTTCTCTTCAGGGACTACGCCACCCGCTTCTCGAAATGACGTAAGAGCGGCCTTGATCCACAAGCTATTCTTCTTAGACCGCACCCACCTCTCGGTGGCCACGCTCCAATCGAGTCCTTTCTTGTATGCCCCAAAACCAGCCTTTCCAGCGCCGCTGTCGATGTTCCCTCTATTTGTTATTTTCATTAATGTAGGGCTCTAATGTTGGCTACTTTCTTCTCGATTGCTTCGATTACTTTCTCTTCAACAGTGTCGCTTGCAACTAAAATTTTCTGGATGGCATCACTTTTTGCGCCGTTGCGGTGTATACGCCCCAACGCTTGCATGTAATCTTTGACGTTAAAAGAGGGGGAGATGAGCGTGACACGCTGCCGCGCTCCATTCACATCATGTAAGGAGATGCCTGTTCCGCCCGCCGCAGTGTTGACCACTAGAACGTGCTCCTCATCTCTTTGGAAGGCGTCAATGATGTCCTGTCTGTCTTGAGCCTGTTGGCCACCTCTGATACATTTACATTTTAGGATGCCACAGAGGGTGTCTACGGTATCACTAAAGTTTACGAACAGCACAACGCTTTTGTGCTGGTTGACCAGCTCCTTCGCCATGTCTGCCATGTCCTTGACTTTGAATGACTCAGCGAGTTGTCTGGCCCTCAGTAGGTTGACCATCTCAAATTCGCTGTCTTCGACATTGGAAGACTCAAAGAACTTCGTGACAATAGCGGGAGTAATGCCTGCTTCTTTATAAGCGTTAAGAATCTTTCGTTGATCCTGAAACTGGATTGGTTCTATGAAAACACGATTCGCTCTAAAGGAATCAGGGAAGTCATGGACGGTCAGTCGCTTACAATTGTTAGCATACATTATATCGTGTAGCTCTAGGAGTTTAGACCTTTTTTTCAACTGCCATTGATTCCAAAGATCCTGCGCACATCCAAATTGAAGCATCCAACTATACCAATTTTTCTTCGCACCCTCTGTTTTATTTAACGAGTGGAGGTCTAAGGCATAGCCGAGGGCCCTCATTTCAGTGGGGTCTTCAGCAGCAGTAGCTGACATCATGTGTAACTGGTGACCTTGATTTACAAGGCTAATTGCAAGCTGTGAATTTAAAGTATAAGGGCCCTTCATCTTGTGAGCTTCATCACATAAGACCAAAGTATTATCAGGTAAGTTCCATAGGAATATCTTCTTACCCCTCTTAGCCATATACTCCATTTTTCCCGTCCGAATCTTCTCGTAGTTTACGACGAACAGTGGGGTGACTCCCATTTCTGCTAGCTCGCGCTCCCATGCGGGGATGACTGCTTTAGGGCAGATCACTGCCACGGGCCCCTTTAGTGTCCTTGCGATGTATGCTGCTACGACTGTCTTGCCTGTTCCAACATCACTGCTATCCAGTGTGTTGACTCCGTTTCTTAGGCAGCGCAGAAAAAAATCAGCGGCCTCTTGTTGTTTCTTGAATAGTGTCTTCATCTTTATTTTTGTTCATGTCGGCGAAGTCGCCTATAAGGCCCATAGCAATGCGGCCTTCTTTTGTTAGTCTTTCATTTTCACTTATGCCCCGCAACGTATTTGTTGCTTGGACACTGTTATTCTTAATTTCGCTTCCTAAACCGTTGAGAAAATCAACGTGTTGGGGTACGCTCATCATTATAAACTGATCTATAAGTAGCATGTCAGTGGTGCATCTTTTGCGTCATGGTTGCATGGTAAAGGGCGATACTTATGTTCTTTTTATTGATCCCCATGTCAGCATAGACAGTGGATTTACCTAAAGGACTTTTAACACCAATTCTATCTTTTGAAGTTATGTTAACACTAAAGCCCAATTTAAAAGCAGCTTTATTGACAAGGTCCCAGAAGTCGGCGGTATCTGTATAAGGTATTAAATTTTCGTTGAAGAACTTTTCGATATCTAATGGCCGGATATGTCTCGCAGGCATTAATCTATAATAGATAGAATTGTATCTTCTACTCTTTGGGCTTGCTCTGGTGACCATTCACCTCCGCAAGCCGCAATTATAGATGCTGCAAAACAACTAAGGTAGTCATCCCGATGACACTTAACGCATCGGATACTACTAGAGGGTGTGAAAGCGATAACACTCCAGCCAGAGGCGTGGGAGGCATCCCGCTTACTTTTTATTTCCGCGATGGTGACTGCTGCGTTGCCATCACGCGATTCAATTTCTACTTCAGAGACTGTATTCATTTTCTTTGTTTGTTGAGGTCCAAATTAATAATCCATAATTGGGGGTGTGTCGATAAATAAGTTCAACTTTTTTCCACCCCTATGTTGCAGACCCTTCAGAGACAGAGGAATCTTCCTTAGCTGAGCCGTAGCTTGAGCCCGATGAAGAACTTGACGAAGAACTTGACGAAGAACTTGATGAAGAACTTGACGAAGAACTTGACGAAGAACTTGACGAAGAACTTGACGAAGAACTTGACGAAGAACTTGATGCTACGTAAGGGGTAAGCTTAAGAATGTTGCTTGCACGTCCGGCTGAGAAATACATGCTGTCGCCAGAGGTAACCCCATAGGTGTAGTAAAGAGTGTTAGGCGAACCAGACAGCGTAAGTATGTGGGAAATATCTTCGTAGCCAATTTCGTCAGTGGCAGGGTCGATCCACATTAAATAATCCTCATCCCACGGGACAGAGTAAATGCGACCGTCCGGTCCGAGGAGGGAGCTGAATGACTTGGACGTTGATGTTGCTGTGGTAGATATTAGTGCAGCGGGTAGTGGCAGCTCATAAGATCTGTCCGTAGCAGTATCAATTTTTAGGATCGAGTTCGCCCTTCTGGGCATCGCGTAAATGTTACCGGATACGGGGTCCACAGTTCCACCCGAATATTTAACGAAGTAAGGTGGTTTATTGTCAGCGTTGTAGGAGGATACGGGCGGCGGGAATTCCAGCTCTGTCGGCAAAGGTGCATTGCCCGTCAAGGCATCCACGCCCTCATTAGTTAATCCCGTTACTGGGTCGGTGATTAGGATTCGGCCTGCGCCCATTGGGGTGCTATACAGCTTTCCGTTTGGGGCCGCAGTGACTCCCCATTTCGAATCGTAATTAGCGCCGAAGGCATTATCTGTTTCCCAATTAGGTCGGGCAGAATAAATACCTCCGGTTCGCGCAGTAGTGTATTGGAGAGCAGGGTCGAGGGTTGAATTAGGATTAGTATCCGTGTTGGTATCTAGGCGGAAAATCTCTTTTAACGGCGCTTTACCACTAAACTGGGTCGAGTGTATTACGCCTGTTGTATCTAGGGCACCCCCCCTTAGCTGGTAAGCACTTCCCACAGTTGTGGCCGAGAGGCTGCTCCCACTTGTGTCCAAGATTAGCCAGCCTGATCCCTTGTGCGGGTTGAAATACATCTTCCCGTTTGGGGCTCGTAGACCATCAACCCATTTTTGGAGTGTTCCACTAGGGACCCCCAGTGTCATTAGGGATACGGCGGATACCGAGTCGTTAGTGGGGTCAATAACGAGGACGTTACTGTCCGCGTATGGTGCGCAATAAAGTTTACCATCAGCCCCCTCCACGATAGACCGCCACTTAATATCGTTACCAACCGGACTACCAGTGCTTAGTAGGTTGTAACCAAACGGGCCTGCAGCGGCGGAGATGCCCACGCTGGTAGAACTACTGCTGGAACTCGAACTACTGCTGGAACTCGAACTACTGCTGGAACTGGAACTACTGCTGGGAATGCTCATAACCAGACTAATAGTCTAGAATTAGAGCTGCGTCGAGACCTAAGCTTAACTTTTTTTGCTCCCCCTTATGTAGAGGGCAATCAGGTAGGCATCGATCATTCCGTCGTGGGGCTTTTTGCACCGCTTGCTCGCGAGCCAGTTCTCTTCTGGCTCAAGCGATATAGCCAATGCTAAAGCGAATTCTTTGGATCGCCCTTTAGGCATCCGGCCAAGCATCTTCTTTTGCCACTTGTGGACTGAGACTCGTTGTACAGGATACTGGTGGCTTTCGGCCATGCCAACTAGTTTGCCGAAGCTGATGGCCATAGACCTGACTGCTTGCGAACTTTTCGCGTGGGCTAAAGGTTCTTCAATGGCCAGCTCAAATGGCGTGTTGAGGTCCAGAAGCCACTGCTTTATGGTGCGGATGTCGATCTCCTTTTTCTTCGACATCTGGAGAGTCGGCATGCGAATCTTGTCGATGATTCTACCGTCGAATTTAGAGACCGCGCAGAGTCCGCCGTCGAGTCCATTGTCAATTCCTACGATCATTTTTGTCGGGGTTCCCGTTCGGGAATAAAATATAACTTACAGGTATTATTCGCGGTAGTATTCCCTGTCGGGAACATTATCGCGCTCGCGCTCTTCGGTGAGCAGAGCTTTAGCAAGAATAGAGTAGTTCACGAGATCCTCGCAGGCATCGTCAACTGACTCACCTGCCACCTTCAGCTCACCGTCGTTCACGAACGACTTAATGCGCATCAGTTTATCCTGCATCCTCAACAGGAGTCCGGTTACCGGATGGAGTCCTAGTGACCGCGCTGACTTAAAGTTGGCGAGAGCGTCGATTGTTTCAGCGCCCCCACAGTAGTCGGAGTTCTTGGCTCGCATGATACCAAGCGTTTTAGCGCATGTGTCTTCGTGGAGCTTGAATAAGGTTTCGGGTTTCATGGTTAAGCTAGTATGGAGTCGGCTCTGACGAGGAGACCGTCACCTTCCGCCGGAACTAAGACGCGGATGCCGCTCGGCAGCGACTGGAGGTATAGGACTTCGCGAGCGTTGGACGGGTTGACCCGATACCAAAGGCCGCCAGCTTTGCTGACTGAAAAGCGGAAGTCTGCGCCCTCATCAATTCGAGTGATGAAGCGGGGGCCTACTTCGGGGATTCTGTTAGGGAACATGTTACTTCTTCTTTGTTTTTGGTGTTTTATGAGGCACAACATCAGCGTCGATAGTGTTATTTTTCATTGCTTTTAAGGAGCCCTTACCTTTGTCTGCCATACTGTTATTTAGAATAGAGATGTCAATCTGCATTTTGCCACCACTGCCTCCAGCCCCTTTTTCGTTTAGGCCCATGTTGCGTCGGATTAGCTGATCGAGATCAGATAGCTCCTTCACGGTTCGCGGACCCTTAATCGTTTTTAAGGAATCGCGAAGCAGTTTGATTCCTGCTGCGGCAATGTAGTGCTGGTATTTGTCAGCTACGGTGGACTGCGACTCTGCAATTTCAGCGAGTGATATGTCTTCGTCTTCAGAAGCTTGCTTCTTGAGATCCCGAATAGCTGCGTCTGACATAGGCTCTAGTATGTCGTAAACTGTTTCGTCTAGTGCGCCTTCACTTTCTTTTTTGTGGATGCGTTTCAGCTCGTCTTTCGGCGTGTTCTTCACCAGCCCTCTAGGACGTGGGGGACATGAAGCTCGTTTAAACCATGTTCTAACCGTATTATAATGAACACCGTAGTGTTCCGCTACGGCGGTGTTAGACCACCCTTTCTTAATGAGGTCATAAGCTTCCTGTAAGTTAGGGTTCACCTTAAGTTGTTCAGCAAACAAAGCCTTGTCTTTGGGTTCCATTGACATTATTTATACTTAATATGCCTAAAGAAGCAGTAGGGGGCAAGAAAATTCTTGAGCCTCGCATTCATCCAGTTACTAAGAAGATGGATATTGGGGGACTCTCAATACCACCAACCAGTTTACTTACCGCGCTGCTCTACGGATTCGCGCACCACCCTAAAGTTCTGGCAAGGGAATATTATTTCTGGCGTGTGTGCGACGAACTCTGGAATCACGATGGATTGCCGGAACCTATGATGGTCCGTCATACTTGGGCAGAGCAAATGATTCGTGCTGCGCTGAATGATAAGTATCTTGCCATCGGTGGCTCCGCTTCATCTGGCAAGTCGCACACGATGGCTGCATGGGGGATCGTTCAATGGTTGAGCCAGCCACGAGACACGCTGGTCCTGATGACCTCTACCACGCTACGGGAAGCACGAAAAAGGATTTGGGGTTCAGTCATGTCCTTGCTCTCTGTGATTGAGGGTGCACCAATCAAGATTCGGGATTCAATTGGAAACGCGGCCTACGTTGACGAGCGGGGCATCCTCATTGAGCGTGCAGGGCTATCGTTGATCGCAGCGGAGAAGTCCAAGACGAGAGAGGCCATCGGAAAGTTCATCGGTATTAAACAGAAGAGGGTCATCCTCATCGGGGACGAGCTGTCAGAATTGTCGGAGGCTATCCTTAACGCAGGTCTGACTAACTTGTCGAAGAACCCATCGTTCCAGATGATCGGGATGAGCAACCCGAACTCTCGCTTCGATGCTTTCGGTGTGTGGTCTGAGCCTAAAAACGGTTGGGAGTCAATTGACACGCAGACTGCGGATGAGTGGAGGACGAAGTGGGGAGGTAAGTATATTCGACTCGATGGCGAACGCAGTCCTAATATACTGCTAGGTGAGGTTAAGTATCCTTGGCTACCCACCGCTGAAAAGCTGGAGGAGGACAGAATCCTTTTAGGTCCTGAATCTCGCGGCTACATGCGGATGGTCCGCGCCATCTTCTTTGACAGTGACGAGACCACCGGAATCTACTCCGAAGCGGAGATGGTTAAGAGTGGTTCTTTGGGGGACGTTGATTGGGCTGATACCCCTACCATCGTTGCAGGTATTGACCCCGCATTCACCAACGGTGGGGACAGGACAATTATGTATACCGCCGAAGTTGGATACGCCCGTAATGGACAATACGTCTGCAAGCTGGGCGAGGCGATCCACCTCAACGATGATGCGACGAACAAGGCAATTCCCCGAACATACCAGATCGTCCACCAAATCATTGACCACTGCAAGAGGCGCAATATCTCGCCCACTAATGTGGCTCTCGACTCGACCGGAGCGGGGGCACCCTTCTGTGATGTTCTAGCTGGCGAATGGGAGAGTTCGTTCATGAGAGTCACCTTTGGGGGCAAGGCTTCTGACAAGCGGGTCAGCATGAACAGTCAGCTAACGGGAACCGAACTCTACGTTAACCGAGTTTCAGAACTCTGGTTCGTTGGAAAAGAGTTGATGCGAACGAGGCAGCTCTACGGAATCTCATCCGATTTGGCCAAAGAGATGTGTGCCAGAAACTACGACATGGTAAAAACGGGATCACTAAAAGTGAAGATTGAGTCGAAGCCGGAGTTCAAATCGCGCTTCGGTCGTAGTCCCGATTTAGCAGACGCCGCGTTTTTGGCTCTCGATTGCGCCCGTCAGCGGTTGGGCATGGTTGCCATCGACCCGCCTAAAGACGTTGATGGTAAAGGG